GATAAAAGTTTACTTCATGCTCTACAAATTTAACTTCAAAAAGTCTTTGACCCAATGGCAAATATATTAAATCACCCTCTCTTGGTCTACTAGAAAGAACAATTTCATCATCATTTTCTGTCTCTAAAAATGGAGAAATAAAATCTTCAAATCTTTCCTTTGAAATGATTAAACTTAATTCATCTTTTAAACTCATTCCAAATTTTGTTAAAATATCACCTTGACCACCGTAACCATCAAAACTGTTGATATATGCTTCGATAGCGAAATTATCATCAAATTTTGATGATTGGATTTCTTTAATTATGGTTTGTTTTCTTACAAATTTTCTTGGTATGTAGATGACATCTACACCATAAATTTTCAATTGTTCATTAATTAAATCTTGTACAAGTCTTTGTTCTCCTGGAGAACCTTGTAAGAAAAAGGGATTAAGAGCCATTATTATCCAATAAAATCGTAAGGAGGAAGTTCATAATCCATAGACATTCTTTGTCTTATATTTTCTAACTCTCTTTCAGCATCTTCATATATTTCTCTACCATTCAATTCAATACCACCTGGCAATTTAACTCCTCTAAATTTAATTAAATTTTGACCCCATTGGCGCTTCATTAGGGCAGTTAAATATTTTTTCAAGAAACTATCATTATAAACTTTAGTAAAATCATTTGGATCTAAAATCCTATAACAGTCTATAATAATAAAAGTATCTTTTGCTTTTGCTTCCCAGTCGATATCCAAATACAATCTATTTTGTCTTTTATTAAATCTAATCTGCTTATCTGTAGAAAGTAAAAAGTCAATATCTTCAAGATAAGTTTTAACCATTGCATATTGTAAAAGTTCTACAGAATTAAAATAATATAAGTCATTTAAAAATAACTGATATTTAATACTCCACATGCCAGCAGAAATTGAACTGGTGTCAAATTTAAAAACCTTTTCAATTCCTATAACACTATCTGGAACTTGAATAAAGTTTGAATTTTCATAAAAATTAAATGTTGTAGTCCCAATTCCACTAATTGATGAAGTTCCTGTAGTCGTAACGATTCCAACTCCGTTTGTTGGATTTGCTCTACCTCTATTTAAATCTGCCTCTGTAATCTTATATTTTAAATACATTCTTTCAACGCCATCAAAATGACGCTCTTGGAATAACTGCAGAGCATCATCTACCAAATCGTCAATTTGATCATCATCAATATTAATTTCTAACACTGGGGCACCCAGACGCCTTAAGCAATAATCAATCAATTGCTGTCTACTTGATGGTTTAGACATTTCAGTACGTTCCTCCGTCTATTTCGCTAATAGTTAAACTACCATCAATAAAAACATCACTCTTAAAAGTTGCAATACCTACAAATGTGGATATACCACTAACATTTAACTGTGTAACTGAAGCAATTCCGCCGATTACGTTTTCAACGGTTTTCTGCCCAGAAGATCCAGATAGACTGGAGATAACTTTAATTGCATTAGATTGACCAACTCTAATTTTAATATCGGACATTATCGGGTAACTCCCTCTGTTACGAGAACCATTCCCTCAATAACTCTATTTTTTACACCAAAACTATCTTCAATTACAATATCATAAACATATCTGCCAGATTTTAAATTCGTTGTTTGTGTGGCAGTTAATTCAATTAATATTTTTCCTGAAGTTGGTGGGTCAATAATAGATGATGTAAATGTTGTCGCTGAAGAACTTCCAGCCCATTTTCTCATCTGGGCAGCAACAGTATAATCTGTTAAATCGAGAGCAGAATTTGTTTCTGCCCCTTCTAACGTAAAAGATTGGCTAAAATCACTGCCAGCATTCACAACTAAGTTATTAACATATACTGCTGCCATCTATTTTTTAAGCTCTACTTTTTATTTATATCTCAAGAGTACCAAGAGAACTCAAAACTTCTTGTTGTTTAAGATATAATTTGCAATATAATTTTGAAAACTTTTTGAGTTCTTCAAAATCTAGTTCATCTATAACACGTGAATGTTTTTCAAATTCAAACATTTTATCTATTGTTTCGAGTTGAATATCATTTGGTTCCATTTATAAACTCCTTGAGTAATAATTTAATTTCATCAATATCTTTCCTCATTTGATCTAATTCACGTTTTTGAGAATCTCTGTTATATAAACTATTTACATATTGATTATAAGCATAATTATCACAGTTTATAATCGCCCCAGACTGCTCATCACGATATAAATTTGGATGTCCTTTGACTGGTATCATCATCTAATTGCAATACTTCTTAGATCTTTAAATCTTGGGGCATATGCCTGATTGGTGCCAGACATTACAATTTTAATTGTATAGCCTGTAAATTCACCCAAATTATTTGCAGTAAATTCATATTCTAAGAATTGATTTTCCAAACTTGCAGGAACAAATACGTCCGGTAAACCACTATTATTTGCGGGATTAATAATATCGGGATAACCATCTTGATTTGCGTCAATTGTAAGATTATTATAACCTGGGAACAACACAAATGATTGCTCAACCTCACTCGAATCTGGTCTAATTAGACTGTAAAGAACTCTAAAGTCTGCTGATGAATGTCTATATGCACTTACAATTACTTTAAGTGAAGTTGCTGATTGAGAAAGACTTACCGTATTTGAAACATATACTGCAGCATGTGGGTCATCAATCAACGAATTTACTCTATTATCATTAATATAATCTGAAACGGGACTATTAAGTCTGCTGCTAAGAAGTTGAACTGCAGAGTTCTTCCAGAAAATCATCGGTGAAAGATTATTATCTGTTGTAGATAAATTAACCTTTGCAACGAAAGACTTAGCCCTATTTGCTAACAATATACCCTCTAGGTATGTGTTTTCATTAATATTGGAGCAAATAATTCTAGTTGAAGAAAGTTTGTTAAGAACGCCAATTTCTACATTTTCATAATTTTGATCTTGGAATGAAACTTCAGTCCCATCAACACTTGTTCCACTTACAGTCCTAATTTGTGCAGTAACTTTAGTTGCAGATCCAGGAACTAAACCAACAATTTCTGGGATAATGCTATCATACTGTATATTTTCCGTTGCCTCAACTCCAGACCCTCCAGCAGCAATTTCAGCATCAAAAGATAGTTGTGGTGCTGATGAAAGACTTCCATCAGTACTTCTATTGATTGCATTTGAATCAAAGTTTGTTCTATTGAACTCAATATAGTAACTATCAATGTCGTTACCAGTATCACTAATATCATGCGTGGTATTAATTCTTCTTAGAGAAACACCACTGAGTTCATACTTATAAACTTGAGTATCTACAGAATGATCTAAAACGAGAGTTGAATCTATCCCTCTAGTGATTGTTAATAATTGACCAGTTCCAACAGATTCATATTTAATAATTTCATTTTCTATTTTTATGTATCCTGGGTTAGATCCACTAACTGCGATACCTTCAAATGTTGTAAAGTTTGAAGTTGAAGCAACACTAATAGAAGTGTCTGTTGAAAGTAAAGGTAATGAAAGTGTGGTTGGAATAACGTTAGATTCTACGTTATATAACGTAAGTTTATTGTTTGCTGCGTACATTCCATGATCAAAATGATTTACTTTCATGAAGTTGCCGGCATAAATTCCACCAACTGGAGATGAAGTTCTAATAGTTGTACTTGCAAGAGAAATGGCAGTTCCAGAATCGTTATAGTAAACTAAAGTAGAAACTCCAACGGTTGTAAATGACTCTGCCTGAGCATTTGAAATGTACAGGGTATCTAAACCAGTTATTGCCGTGATTGTAATCCTTGCGTCACGACCTGCAGCAGGTGAAACATCTGCGGTGACGATTCCAACTACATCACCTACAGCATAACCATTTCCAACAGATGCAACTGCAGCAGCAGAAACCGCACCATTAGCAGTAATATTAAGTCTTAATCCAGATCCACTTCCTGTAATTGCATATGTTCCAACATTAGAGGTAGTTGTATAATTTGATCCACCAGTTGTAACACCTACAGTAGATACCGAACTACCAGTACCAACAATATATCCATAATTGTATGGTTTTGCTGCATCTGCAATTTTTCTTCCAGTTGTTAAGATACCAATCATTGCACTACTTGTTACAGTGCTTATACCAATTGAAAACTTTTTAGGTAAAGTTGTAACGGGATTATTTGAAAGTGTTGGAACATATCCATTACTTTCATTTAAGGTTGGGTTCTGGAAGAATACACTTCCGCTTGTTGCGGTAAAGTTTGCCTTATAGAGTTTGAACTTGAGATCTTGATATTGATTCTCAGTCCAGATTGATCCATTTTGTGACTTAAAGAGACTGCCGATTGCAAACTGCTTTGTATACCTTACACTTTCAGCATCTGGAAGATTTGCAGTATTTACGGTCTTTTCACCCATTTCTGCAATAAATACCTCATATTGATCAGTTTGGGGTGCAAGAAGGACAATAGCATACTCTAAACCTGGTGCAAGATAGATTGGATAATCAAATGTTACTGTCGTTGCAACAGATGCATTAGTTGAAATTTGAATTTGATCTGGTTTTAGGGTAACAGGGTTGCCAACAATTGTTCTAGTAGGAGTCCCCAATTCAACAGTTCTAACTTCTACGGTTAATGGAGCATTATTTGGATCTTTGGATGCAAAGAATAAATCTACTGCAGTTAAGTATGCGCCATTTGCATCATCATTTGGAGAATTTCCATTAGTATCTTCAATGTTCCCACCTACAGAGAAAGATTGTGCTAAAGGATCAACAAAATAAATGGTTGTTGATGTTGTTGTAACTCTTTGTCTCTGTTCCCAAGTACCTTCTGCCTTATAGATTGTTTCTGCAGAGCAAATAAGTTTACTTCCTGGAAGTGGAGTCTGATTTGTTGAA